AAATTTCTTTTGACTATGACTGAAAGGAATCGTACTGTTTGGAGAATTAAATCTCCAGAAGGTGCTGTTGCTTTGTTGTCACCAGTAATTCAATCTGGTCCCCCAGTTGATGAGGAAGTCCTCAAACAAGTGGAAGAATTTAGAAACGAATTCATTGACACAAAGGAATAAATATCCTATAATAACCTAGTAAGTGAGCAGACCAATGCGTCTTAAAAGCCATGAAACTCCTAGAAAAAGGGGACGCAACTCCAAATCCCGTCTAGCGTCTGCTCGTTTGCGTCAGTTAAAAAAACGAACCAAAATGCAACTAAAACGTCTTTATCGTAAATGACCATTCTTCCACTGTTTCCTACTATTATGCATATTGTGGAAATTCCAAATTTTCACATCATAAAGAGTGATATAGTGGATTATGTTTATGAACAAAAAGATAAGTTTGAAAGTGTTAGTGGTCGAACCAACATGGGTGGTTGGCAATCTGAGGACAATTATCATAAATTTGATAATATCCTTAAGGATGTAGTAACTGACAACATAAAAGGACATCTTATTGATAAAGATATCCTATCTAAAGCTCTTGAAACTGGTAACGGAACAATTTTAACTGCTTTACGTTTATCTTCATTGTGGATAAATGTAAATGGTAAAGGTAATTACAATGTACAACACAATCATCCTTTATCTAATTTTTCTGGAGTATTTTGGATTAAAGCACCAGTAAATTCTGGTGATATAAGATTCAGATCTCCAAATACATTTCCGTGTTACAAAGAAATAAGTTTTTATACAAAAGATTTTAAATCACAGTATAATGCTTATACATCATTTAACATACCACCACAAGAGGGTGTTATGCTTATCTTTCCATCATTCCTACTACATAGTGTAGAGGAAAATCTATCTGATGAGGATAGAATTTCTGTCGCTTTCAACTTAGATTTAGGCAGTGTTTCTGAATTAACTGAGGATACATATGTCGCATTCCAAAACTGAGGGAGTAACCAAAGATGTCCACGTAGAAGGACCGCCCTCATTCACAAAGGAGTATAATTCTGTGTTAGGTAAAGATCAACGATTAAAATGTAGTGAGATAGCGTGTAAGATCAGACTAGGTAGAGATGTAACGCTGGAAGATATGATATGGTATAATAAACTTATTACAAATAACAGACACGCAAGGGGGATTCATGAGAGAACAACTTATCAAGGCAATATTAGCCCATGCCAGAGGAGAGATTGAAAGACATAGAGCAAATGTTGAGGTGTATTTGAGTAATCCAGCAGGAATAGGTGAACATTCGGACATCACGGATGCAATTCAGGTAGAGATAGATAAAATCTCACGCTATCATGATCAAATAGAGGTTATAAATACCTATCTAAGAGATAAAAATAAGGTAGATCCTATACAGTTAAATGAATGACAAGGAAGCAGCAAAGAAGTTAATTAGATTAGCTAAAGAACATCCCGATTGGTATTCCAAAAAGGATGTTTTTTATGCTAAGACAGTAAAAAAAGAACTTAAACGAGCAAAAAAACTTAAAAAACAAAGCGAAGAAACCTAATTATGGCACTATCTGAACAAGTCGCAACGTCTTTAGAAGAGGCACAACTTAAACTGCGTGAAGCATTAGCTTTTGCAGCAAGGAGTGAAAAACCTTATATCAGTAAGCATATTTCTGATATGATGATGAAGATTGATTGTTTGACTGAAGTATCGACATTACTTGATTATGTTGAAGAAAGTACAACCAACAACTGATTCTTTTGTTGTAGCAAAACCAACAGAGAATTCAGTTTTATATCACGCATTTCCTACCCCCATCTATGCTAATAGGGTAGATGATTATGATTTAATACAGGAAGAAATTTCTAATGTTATTCCTGATATTGGATTTGCTATGCGTGATGATTGGGGTGAGACCCATTGGTTATCTGATGTAACTTTTAGATCAAATTTTATTTCGGATTATAAATTAAAGCATTTAACAAATGCAATTCATATCAACATTTATAATTATTTAAATGCAATAGATTTTGGTTCTAACGGTAATGCTTATGGTGCTGATGGTATTGATTATAATATACTGAGTTCTTGGGTTGCCTTATATAAGAAAGGTAACTATGCTCATATTCATAATCATTCACACCACGATATCTCTGGTGTTTATTATTATAAAATGAGTGAACAACAGAAAGTTAGAACAGGTTGTGGTGATATATCATTTCATACACCAGCACCAGCAACAGAAACATCCTTCATATTTCAACATTATTCTTATCCTAAACTTATTGATATTGAGCAAGGTGTAATGTTGTTATTTCCATCTTATTTAAAACACGGTGTATCAACTAATTCTGAAGATGAAGAAAGAATTAGTATATCCTTTAATGTAAAATTTAACACTATAAAACGATGAGCGACGAATTTAGTATTGATATAGATAAAGCATTAGAGAATGCTAAGACTACTGACCTTAATGGATTTGTTAAGGATGAGTACCCCGATGGATTGGAGTCTGTTAAACGATCAGTTAGTAACTGTATCAATCTAGCAGGTTTAGATAAGAAATTAATGGGTGATATTGAGAGTGGTGAGTGGACTTCTTACACAGCATATACATCAAGTGGTATGTCTTCTAAGAAAATTGTGATAGAATACGACATCAAGGAGGAGAAAAGAAATGTGGAATCTTAATATAGGTAAGGCGTTTTACAATCTCAAAGAGTGGGACAAGAGATTGGCAAAAAAATTCCAGGATAAATTTAACCTCACAGACTATCAAATGCTTTGTATTGCATTTGCTAAAGGATTTGTACTTGGAGCTATTTTCCTATGAGAGAAGAACTATTAGAACTATTAAAGAGAGATGCTTACCGTCAAGGTCAGTTTACTCTATCTTCTGGTGCAACAAGTAAACATTATGTGAACTGTAAACCAGTTACACTTAATGGTAAAGGATTATTTTATACTAGTTGTTTACTACTGGAATGTATAGAAGAAGACACATATGCAGTTGCAGGTTTAACTCTGGGTGCTGACCCATTAGTAAGTGGAGTGGTAACTGTATCAGCAGCAGATGAAGTTGATCTTGATGGTTTAATCATTAGGAAAGAACCAAAAGGTCACGGAACACAATCTCAAATAGAAGGACCAGTATTACCTAAAGGTGCTAAAGTAACAGTACTAGAGGATGTTACAACTACTGGACAATCTGCATTAAAGGCAGTATATGTATTGCGTGATGCAGGTTATGTTGTTGATCGTGTTGTTACTATAGTTGATAGGCAAGATTATGACTGTCGTGCTATTATGGAACAAGAAGGATTAGACTTTATAAGTCTGTTTACTATTGACGATCTTGCTAAATAGAACTGTAGCAAAACGTATGATTATTCGTGGCAACTAAGAAGATATCGCAGTTAGAAACAATATCAGACTCCAATTTATCGGGTGAAGCTATTTTACCTGTTGTGGTGTCTGACCCATTGATTCCTAACAGGAAAGCAAAAGTTAATCAATTATTTAAAGGTGTAAGTCAAGGTACAAAAAATGAACCTGGTCTTACCTTTGACCTTGATAGAGATACTGGATTGTATCAAAATGCATACGACCAAATAGGCGTTGCATTTGGAGATGGTGGTTTATATTGTACACGACTTGATAATGGTAACAGTAGTACATCGTTATATGTAACTGCTGTTGATGATATTGCTAATAATACTGATATAGTTTTTGCTCCAAAGGGTACTGGTTCCGTTAAGGTAACTGGTACTTTTCTTATGGAAGATTCGTCTTTTGTTCTTGAAGATTCTCAAGGTCCAAAGATTAGATTTGAGGTAGGTGGTGTTGGTACTGGTACTTCTACCAGAATTATGACATTCCCTCAGATAACTCAAGGTAGTGGTACTACTATAGTTGGTTCTGATACTACTCAGACATTAACTAATAAAACTCTTCTTATTGATGAGGATAATTTTGTTCTTGTTGATGGTACTGAAGAAGCAATATTCCAGATTAACTGGGCTATTACTAATGCTACTAGAAGATCTTATTTTTTACCTGATGCAGGTACAGTAACAACTGCTGGTGAACCTACTGCTACTTCATCAACTTTACTTGATACTAAAGCAGAGCAGACTACACTTAATAAAACTTTAGTTAATCCTAAGTTTGCTGCTAATGCTGACTCTGCTACGAATTGGGTACAATGGTCTGCTGCTGGTTTAACAGCAAATAGAACAATTAATATACCTGATTTGAGTTTAACTCTAGTTGGAACTGATACTACTCAGGTTCTAACTAATAAGAGTATCGGTGGGTTGATAATGCAAGATACCACTGATATTACTAGGAAGATAAATTTTGATTTATCAAATCAAAACGCATTAACTAATACTGCATTTGAGTATCCATCAACAGGTAACCTAAATAATAATGCTGGTGCTATAACAAGCACTATTGTTACAGAGTTAGCAACTCAACAGTTGCAAAATAAGACTCTATATGCCCCTATTGTAAGGCAGGAAGGTGTAACAGGATCTGTTCAATTCTCAGTAGAGAACATTACTGGACAACGGATTATGAAGTTCCCAGATGCAGATGCTACACTATTATCAACCGAAAACGTTACATTGGATGATGTAAACTTTGGTGCTGGTATTGGTGCTGCTAACTTAACATCAAGAACAAGACTACAACAATTTTTCTACGCAGGATTTTAATTAACAATGGCTGATCAAGGACTTTTAGCACAATCTAAACCAACAGCAAATACAAACACTCTTTTGTATGGTGCGAATGCAGATAAATCCGCTAGTTCGGTGTTAACTATAGCGAATGATGGAACGGGATCTGCATATAAAGTTGGTATTAAAGATTACGACCAAAAATTAACTGTTGGTTCGGGTGCATTATTACATCCAGGAGATATTATTACTGGATATACAGTAACAGTTAATAATAACCTACCTTTAACTATAGGGTGGCAACCAGGACAAATTATTAGTAGTGATACCCAAGAGGGTACGATGAAGTTTGAGTCATTTAAAGTTCCTGATTTAACAACCTTTTTTGTTAAAGATGTTGCAATAAGACAGATAACTACTGAATCTGCTACTGGAACTGCTGAAGTTGGTCAGACTCTTACTACTGGTGCTTCACCTAATGATACTACTGCAACAATATATGGTGTACAGGGTACATTGATATTCATTGGACCTTCAACTATAAATGGTACTGGAGCAGAGTTTGCTGCTGGTGATGCTGTAACAACTTCTGGTGGATTCTCTGCTACGGTTTCTGCTGGTGGTATTGGTACAGCAACACAAGAATATGTGTTCTCTAGTACAACAGCAGGTGGTACTTATGATATGCATAACACCAACCCACTAAGTGCATTCTCTGATAGGACATATAAGTTTGATCTTTCTGATGCATCAATGAGTGGTAGATTGTTTAGATTATCTATCACTGCTAATGGTGAATATGGTCCTGATGGTGATGCTGCTGTTACAGCAGATAATGGTGTAGAGTACACTACTGGTAAGACTAGCAATGGTACTGCTGGAAGTGGTGGAGCATATGTTCAATATGACTTTGCTGCTAACAGTGCAATGCCAGGTCTAATATATTTTTATGATGGTAATACTGGTGCTAATGCTGGTGCTGGTTATGGTGGACTGGATCGTTCTATAGCAATTTCAGGTCAATACACATATACACAATTTTATGCATATGATGTTGAGGGTACTTGGGTTAACTCATCTGATTCATTCACTGCTGGTGGAACAACATATACTGTAACTGCTCAAGGACAAAATCCATATGGATATGTTCGTAGTTATAGTGGAACTGATCTTTATGTAATTAAAGGTATTGGATCTACTGATTTTGCTAATTCAGATACATTTAAAGATGTACCTAAATTAGGTACTGCTGCAAGATCTACAGTTACTGTTAGTGGAGTAACAGCAGTTGCTGATTTAGATGATGAAAATTATATTGTTAATGGTGTTACCAATGGCAATAATGAAGTAGATCGAATTACTTCATTAGTTATTGGACCTGGAGAAAGGATAATTATTAACAGTACTACTGCGAACAATTCATTCAGTCTCATTGGGTTTGAAGATAACAGCACTGCATTCCCAACTAAGGCATTTGCCCAAGCAGGTATCTAATAAATAACCATATAGGAATAGCGTAACGTAATGTCACTAACTAGGTTAAAGAATATTATTACGTCCAGAACTGGACGTATTATCTACGTAAACCCTGACGATTTCGATGCATCT